ATGGAAGCACCACCCGACGACCAAGGCGTTTCTGCAGTTCCTGCAGGACTACCGCAGATGGATGCAGGACAAATGGGCGGAGGGGGAGTTTACCAGCCAGACGCAGGAGGCGTCGGCGATGCGCAACTTGGAGGCGGTGGCGAAAGCCCAGCTCTGCCAGGACTTGGCGACACTGGAATTTGAGTTCATCAGGCAGTTCTATCAGGAGAATCCGCATGTACGAGGAAATCAAGCGGCTGGCCGTGGAAGCGGTGAAGTTGCAGAACAAACTGAACATGGAAGCGACGCTGAACGAGATTGCCCGGCTGTGCGACGCGCAAGTCTTGGCGAGCGGTTCCGTCGATTCTGGCGATGAGCCGATCGCAGCCGGAGACGTGCTGGTCGGCGCCGATGGCGCGCAATTCAAGGTCGATGCGGTCTTGACCGCACCCAAGAAACCGCGCGCGAAGGTGGCGAAATGAACGGTTCCGGACTGCAGCCCGTCGAGTACAAAGTCATCATTCGCCCGGAGGAGATCGACGAGACCGACCCGGTGCTCAAGCGCGCCAAGGCCGCCGGCATCGAGATCGCCCACGACGTGAAGGACCGCGAGCGCATGGCGCAGATCAAGGGCACCCTGGTCGCGGCCGGCGGCAACGCCTTCGAGGACTGGCGCGGCGCCGTCCCGAAGCCGGGCGACGTGATCTACTACGCCAAATACGCCGGCTTGCACATCAAGGGCGCTGACGGGGCGGAATACCGCCTGGCGAACGACAAGGACATCAGCGCCATTGTCGTATGACCTGCATCGCATGGGACGGCAAGACGCTGGCCGCAGACAAGCGCACGGTCAATAACGGGCTGCATCGGACGGTAACGAAGATCTACGAGACGGGCGAGCTTGTAGCGGCGGTGTCTGGTAGCGCAGATCACATGTCGGCGTTGTTCAACTGGCTAAATCGCCGTGACGCGGCGGAATGGCCGAAGTTTCAAGACGGCGACGACTGGTCGTTACTGGTCGTCGTCATGAAGTCGGACCGCTCGGTTCTGCTCTACGAGCGGACGCCGCATCCATGGAAGGTCGAAGACCGGCATTTTTCCTGCGGCTCTGGGCGGGATTTCGCCATGGCCGCGCTGCATCTCGGGAAGACTGCGCGCGAAGCCGTAGAGGTTGCGTGCGTGTTCGACGTTCATTGCGGCAACGGAGTCGATTCCGTCGAAGTTTGATACGCGCACCGAAGTTCAGCCACACAGCCGCCCTTGAGGCGGCTTTTTACGCCCACGAGGAAGCCATGAGCGACGAAGAACAGAAAGCCGCAGCCGCGCCTGAAGTCGAAGGCCAAGAGGCCGAGCAGCACACCGAACAGCAAGCCGCGCAAACGCCGGCCATCGAAGACAAGGCCCGCCGCATGGGCTGGGTGCCGAAGGAGGAATTCCGCGGCGATCCGGCCAAGTGGCGCCCCGCCGACGCGTTCGTCGAGCGCGGCGAGAACGAAATGCCGATCCTGAAAGAGCGCCTGCGCCATCAGGACAAGCAGTTGGCCGAACTGCAGACGACCGTGAAGCAGTTCGCCGAGTACCACACCAAGACCGAGCAGCGCGCCTATGAGCGGGCCGTGAAGGATCTCAAGGCGCGCCAGATCGAGGCGGTGTCGGTCGGCAACACGCAAGCATTCATGGCGATCGATCAGGAGATCGCGCAGCTGCAGCAAGAGGCCGCGAGCTCGCCGAAGATCGCCGTGCCGGACCAGAATCCGGACGAGCATCCCGTCTTCAGGACGTGGGTGTCGCGTAACCAGTGGTACGCCAACGACAAGGCGATGCACGCCTACGCGGACTCGATCGGCGCGTATCTGAACCAGACCAATCCGACGCTGGTCGGCGATGAGTTTTTCGCCGAGGTGACGAAGAAGGTAAAGGCCGAGTTCCCCGACAAGTTCGAGAACCCGCGCCGCGCCGCCGCTGCCGCAGTGGAAGGTGCGAGCCAGTCGCCGCGCAAGGGCGGCAAGGGCTTCTCAGATCTGCCGCCGGACGCGAAGGCGGCGTGTGATCGGTTCGTCAAGCAGGGGCTCATCAAGAGCCGTGACGATTTCGTCAAAGCATACGATTGGGAGTAACAGGACATGGCACGAGGCATTCGCGAAGAGTCGCGCATTGAGGAAGGACGCAAGGCACGCATTCCGGTTGGCGTCCCGCGCGCCAAGTTGGCGGTTCCCGAGATCCGGGGCTTTCAGCTGCGCTGGTTCAACGATCTAGAGGGCCGCATCCAACAGGCACAGGATGGCGGCTATGAGTTTGTCACGACGGACGAGGCGCCGACATTCGGCACGCCCGACGTGGACAACGTGAACCGCGACCTTGGCGCACGAGTAAGCCGCGTCGTGGATAAATCCACCGGCATGAAAGCGTACTTGATGAAAATCAAGAAGGAATATTACGAGGAAGACCAGGCCGCCAAGCAGGAGATCATTGACGAGACCGATCGTCAGATCCGCAAGGGCCGCCTGCACGATGCCGACAACCGTTATGTGCCCGACCAGGGCCGCGGCATCAAGATCGAAACCCGTTAATCATTAGGAGTTTGCAATGGCAAACATCGATTCCCCCTTCGGGCTCAAGCCCGTCCAGCATCGGAATGGCGCTTGCTACAACGGCGCGTTCCGCTACTACTCGGTGGCTGCCGGTTACGGCACCGCCATCATGGTCGGCGACCCCGTGATTCTTGCCGGCACCTCGCAGACCATCGGCGGGCGCATCTACAGCGATGTGCAGCGCGCGGCGACCGGCGACGTGTTCCAGGGCGTATGCATCGGCGTCGTGCCGGTGACGGCCGACTCGCTGCGCTACCGCGCCGCCTCGACGCAACGCGTCCTGATGGTGGCCGACGATCCTGACCTCGTGTTCGAGATCCAGGAAGTCTCCGGAGGCACCGCGCTCGCCGCAGCCGATGCGGGCCTTAACGCTGACCTCGTTGTGGCCGCTGGAAGCACCGTGACTGCGCTCTCGGGCGTCGAGCTCGACAACTCCACCGAAGCAACGACCAACACGCTCGACCTGCACATCATCGGTCCGGTCAATCGCGAGGACAACGAGATCGGCGAGCACTGCAAGTGGCTGGTGACGTTCAATCGTCATCAGTTCCGCAACCAAGTTGCCGGCATCTAAGGAGACCTGATCATGGCAATCATCACCACCGGCAACCACCCGAAGCACCTCTGGCCCGGGGTCTTCGCCTTCTTCGGCCAGACCTACGACCAGCATCCGGAAGAGTGGCGCGACCTCGTCGAGGTCAAGTCCTCGGATCAGAACTACGAGGAAATGGTGCAGAACAACGGCTTCGGCCTCGCCCCGGTGAAGGAGCAAGGCGCCTCCGTCGCCTACGACTCCGACAGCCAGGGCGGCACCGCGCGCGCGACCCACATCACCTATGCGTTGGGCTACATCGTCACGCGCGAGGAGATCGAGGACAACCTCTATGAGCGCGTCGCGATGGACCGGGCGCAGGCGCTCAAGATCTCCATGGTGGAAACCAAAGAGAACGTCGTCGCCAACATCTTGAACCGCGCGTTCAATTCGAACTACACCGGCGGCGCAGACGGGCTGCAGTTCATCAGCACGGCGCACACCACGTCGAGCGGCAACCAGTCCAACCGGCTGGCGACCGACGCCGACCTGTCGGAAGCCTCGCTTGAGGACATGGTTATCCAGATCATGGGCGCGCAGAACGATCGCGGGCTCAAGATCAAGCTCATGCCGCAGTCGCTGCACGTGCCGCGCCAGTTGGTGTTCGAGGCGACCCGTATCCTCAAGTCGGTGCAGCAGAACGACACCGCCAACAACGCCATCAACGCGCTCAAGGTCATGAACGCGCTGCCGCAGGGGGTGAAGGTCAATCACTATTTCACCGACCCGGACGCGTGGTTCGTCAAGACCAACGTGACCAAGGGGTTGACGTTCTTCAAGCGTCGCGCCCTGGAATTCACCAAGGACAACGACTTCGGCACGGAAAATGCTTTGGCCAAAGCGACAGAACGATTCAGCTTGCAATGGGGCGACTTTCGCGGGTACTTCGGCACGCAAGGCGCCTGACGCGCCAACCCTCACCAAAAGTGCCGGCCCGTCCGGCGACTAAGGCCCCTCTTCGGAGGGGCTTTCTTTTTGGAGCTTCACCATGGCAACTTCCAGCTATCCGAACGGCTTCGCCTCGGGTGTCACCATCCGCGGCGTGCCGCTCGTCCAGACCCATCCCGGCAAAGCCTACTGGGTGTCCAACGTCACTACCGGCCTGCTGCCCGGCCAGCGCGGCGGCTCGGACGGCAACAAGGGCACGTTCGACTCGCCCTTCGCCACCATCGACTACGCCATCGGCCAGTGCGTCGCCAACCGCGGCGACATCATCTTCGTGAAGCCCGGCCACGCCGAGAACATCGGCGCGGCGTCGGCCATCACGGCGGACATTGCCGGCGTGGCGATCGTCGGCCTCGGGGCCGGCTCGAACCGCCCGACGCTGTCCTGGACCGCGGAGGCCGCCACGATCGTGGTGTCAGCGGCCAACGTGTCGTTTCTCAACTGCCGCTTCGTCAGCAACTTCGCCGACATCACCACGCTGTTCAGC